CAGGAACTTACAACAATACGGATCTGGCTCAAAGCAACATTCTTGGTTATCGCTATTCCGGAACATCAGTAATTTCATCAATTCAAGTAATCACAGGAGCAGGATCATTTGATGCTGGAACTGTTTACATTTATGGAAGCGTGGCATAACATGAAACTTGTAGAACACAACGCAATTACTGGCGAGACATCAGAACGCGATTTTACAGCAGATGAAGTCAAAGCATTGAAGATTAGCAATGATTTATTAGATGCTGAGCAAGCAGAAATAGATGCAAAGCAAGCGGCAAAAGAAGCTGCTAAATTGCCAATCTTGGAGCGATTAGGTTTAACTGCTGAAGAAGCAAAAATCCTATTGGCATGAAGCCTAAGTTAAGTCACGCAGCGATTCAGTTACGAGAGCAGATCGATGACTCGTTCCCAGATCGTGACCGCACATCGGATGGTTGGATCGGTGATACCCGACACGCTGCTCGCAAGTCAGATCATAATCCTGATGAGCAGGGCTGGGTACGCGCCATTGATGTGGACAAAGACTTATTCAAGGGCGGAAAGCCAGACATCATGGGAGATCTTGCTGATCAGCTTCGTACCTTGTCCAAGTCAAAGAAAGACAAGCGTATTAGTTACATCATTTACGATGGACGAATCTGCTCCAGCATCCTTAACTGGAAGTGGCGCAAGTACACAGGGGCTAACAAACACACTAAGCACATGCATATTAGCTTTAAGAAAGAAGCTGACAATGATGGGGCTTTTTTTCAAGTATCTATGTTAGGTGGAGAATAATGAATGAATTAAAGACAGCAGCAGGCTCATGGGCTAGAGCATTCCTAGTAGCAGTAATCTCAATGGCAGCAGCTGGGGTCACAGATCCTAAGGCTCTCATTGCAGCAGGTGTTGCTTCAATCCTTCCACCTGTACTGCGCTACCTATCACCTAATGATCCGTCTATGGGCATCAAGAAGTGACACAGTCCGACTTCTTCACGCTTTACCTTGCCACCATTGCAGCTCTTGGTGGCTTGTCTGGCTATGTAATTACACACCTGCTGTCTGAGATCAAAAGACTCAACACGCGAGTCGATGAGATCTATAACATCTTGCTTGACAGGTAAACTTTTGCTATGGCAAGAAAAGCAACTAAGGCACTAGAGGAGCAAGGATACTCAAAGCTTGATGCTTATTGCATTGGGCTTTATGAGTATTTTTGCTCATTGAAGCGAGCAGGTTTCGCAGAGGACATTGCTATGTTTATGATTACAGAGCCACAGGCTTACCCTCATTGGATCCTTCCAGACCAAGTAGAGCCTGATAAGTATGGCAACTATGAAGATGAGGATGACGATTAAGCGAATAGTCGTAGTCTCGGATCTTCAGGTTCCGTACCATGACAGGGTTGCAACCCGTAACCTTGCTAGTTTCATCTCTAAGTTCAAGCCAGATCAAGTAGTTACCATTGGTGATGAGATTGACCTTCCACAGATAAGCAAGTGGGAAGAAGGTCGCATGGGTAGTTATGCCCAGACTCTAGACGATGACCGCAATGAAGCTGTGCAGTTACTCTGGGAGTTAGGCGTTACCGATTGCATAAGATCTAATCACACAGATCGCTTGTATAACATCATCATGGCTAAAGTGCCGGCATTTGGTGCATTGCCAGAGCTGCGTTTTGAGAAGTTTATGAAGTTCGATGAGTTAGGCATAACCTTCCATAAGAATCCTATGCCTATTGCACCTAACTGGATTGCAGTACATGGAGACCATACGCCTATCAAGCCACAGGGCGGGCTCTCAGCCCTTGAGGCAGCCCGTAGGCATGGCAAGAATGTTATCTCAGGTCATACACACAGAGCAGGGCGTTCAGCCTTCTCAGAGGCCTCTGGAGGCCGTATCGGGCGTGTCCTGCATGGTGTCGAGGTAGGCAATCTCATGGACTTCAAGCAAGCTGCTTACACAAAGGGTGTGGCTAACTGGCAGCAGGCGTTCGCCATCGTCTATGTGAACAAAGCTAAGGTGCAGGTCGATCTTATTCACATTGAGAAGGACGGCACATTTATTGTGGCTGGAAAGTCCTACGGCAGACCACGATAATCGTTATCATTTCGTTACCAGAAGGTGCTTGATTAGTCGGACATATCTGTCACACTAAGTTTGTAAGCAGTCAAGGGCACTGCTACAGATAGGTACGGAAATGGCAAACACAGACAAGCTGCTTCTGATCTGCATCATTGGCATGATTATAGGCTTTATTATAGTCATTATAGATGTGCAAAAGACAGCATACAAAAAGGGCGTACGCGATGGCTATCACCGAGGTCGCAGTATCAAGGGACAAGAATGAGAGCCAATGAAATCCTACTCACAGCCACAGACACAATCCGCGATCGTGGGTTATCGTATGGTCACCCTGCGGATAACTTGCAACACACCGCAATGCTCCTCAGTGCATATTTACAGACACCGATCCACGATTATCAAGTCGCAGGGATCATGGTGCTCGTTAAACTTGCGAGGACTAATCAATCAGCCCAGCACATTGATAACTGGGTCGATCTCTGCAGCTATGGCGCACTCGCAGGGCAACTAGCCACAGAGGAGAATGATCTTTATGTTTAATTTAGCCGATTACGAACCAGTCGAGGTGAGACTTGAAAAGTTTATTAAGGATTATCCATCATTCCGCATTGCAACAGAGCTTGAAGTGGTCGAGGCATCTCGATACATTGTTAAGGCGTATCTATTTAAGGATGCTAGCGATGGCGTTGCGTGGGCAACGGGATACGCTGAGGAGACAGTTTCTAGTCGCGGTGTTAATCAGACTTCAGCACTGGAGAATTGCGAGACTTCGGCAATCGGCAGAGCACTTGCAAATGCAGGTTATGCTCCTAAAGGAAAAAGACCAAGCCGAGAAGAAATGACCAAGGTCGTTGCTACAAAAGTAGTAAAGCCAGCAGTCCAAGATATCAAGCCAGATAATCAGGACTATTGGACTACACCTGTTAATCAGTACAGAGGCGTAGTCGATGCACCTGTAACACTTGAGAAGGCTATGGAGAATGTAGCTGCAATTATGGGAACAGGTGAAGCGGTAGAAGCACCATCGTGCGAGCATGGCAGTCGCATCTGGCGTGAAGGTGAAAAGAATGGCAAGGCATGGGGCGGTTATTTCTGCTCTGTAGTTAACAACCAAGGTGGTTCGCCTAAGTGTGGCACAGTTTGGTACACACTAAGTAGTGAGGGCAAGTTTGTCCCTCAGAAAGCATGGGCATAATGGGAAACATAGGAATCAAGATAAATGGTGAATGGGTTGATCTAATGTCAGCCTTTGTGCCATGTCAGTTATGCAATGAGCCAGTGCAGATCAAGAACTTGGTCGATTTATCTCAGGATGCTGTCAATGGCATCGTGTCATGGCAATGCTTGAAATGCAGCACAGTCAATGGCTGAGTTTCCAGACATCTATCGATCGCCAGTCGATCGGCATGTGTACAGCTTTAGTGGCTATGCAGGCATGGATAACTGCTCAGACTGTGATTCGTTTGCTCAGGTAAATGAGTACGATCGAGTGCATGATGGTGCTGTCTTATTCTTCTGCAAGAATTGTGAGAATAAGCATCACCTATGACCCAGCATAGGAAGCACAGAGGTTTTCGCACAGAGCGTGTTGTAGCACAGTACCTATCGACTGTCTGGCAAGGCGCATGTGTGGGAAGGGGTAGTGGCAAGGATATTGTTAATGTGCCGTTCGATGTTGAAGTCAAAGCCCGCGCTGGATTTCAACCGAAAGCATATTTAGCACAGCTGAAAAGCCGTACAGCCGTTTCGGGGGAATTAGGCTTTGGGGTTATCAGACTCAATGGACAAGGTGAAGATGCGCGTGACTATGCCGCGATCATTCGACTTGAGGATCTCTTGCCACTACTCATATTAAGATATGGTCACCTAGACAAAGAACCTACTGAGGCAGACATAGACCGATGCTCTGGATGTGGGTCATACATGATAAGGAAGTGTTTAACTTGCCAACCTATGATTACAAATGCACCAGATGCAATCTTAATCAAGAGATCAATCATGGATGGAACAATCGACCAGTGATCCTGTGCAACTATTGTAATGAACCGATGGTTAAAGTAATTGGGGCAGCAGCTACACACTTTAAGGGTAAGGGCTTCTACAGTACGGATAAATAGTTATCCACAGAAGTTATCCACAGCCGGTGATTAGGAGGATCTATGAAACGAAACACCGCTCTGAGCAGGACTTATACAAATGAATTTGACATCGATGGTACGCTAACTCGGCAGAGCCTCTCAAAGGCTCACCGCGAGCCCCTTAGGGGCGTAGCTCGCGGGGTGCTAGTAGCTATTGGGATAGCTCTATGCATCATGCCTGATGCAGGTGGATCTAAA